CCACGGCAGGCCCCGCTGGCGGTACCGCCGCGCCGGCCGCACCGTACAGCTGCCGAAAGAGCCCGGCCACCCGGATTTCGCGGCGGCCTACCGTGCGGCCTTGGAAGGCAGGGAGAAACCCCAGCCGGCCACCGTGGTGCGTTTCCCGGGCCAGGCCGCACCCAAGTCCCTCAAAGCGGCATGGCTGCTGCTGCGCCAGCACGATCCGGAGTGGCGCGCGCTGGGGCCGGCAATCAGCCAGGCACAGACCCGGATTGCCGAACGCTTCCTGATGACGGAAGTTGTGTCGGGCGAACCGCTGACCTATGGCGAGGTCGCGCTCGAGCATTTGAAGCGCAAGCACGTCAAGGCGCTGCTGGCCGAACGATCGGACACGCCGCACGCCGCGGCGCATCTGTTGCGCGTCATCCGCAAGCTGATTGGCGTCGGGCTCGACCACGAATGGATCGAGGTCGATCCGACCTACCGGCTGAAATACCGGCCCGAATACGGCGGATGGAAAGCATGGCCATCCGAGATGCTGGACCGCTTCGAAGCTCGCTGGCCGATCGGCAGCACGCCGCGCTTGGTCTATTCGCTGGCGCTATATTTTGGTCACCGCAGATCCGACATCACGCTGGTGCGGCCGGGCGACCTCGCCGCGATCGGCAGCAACACCGTCCAGCGCAAGACCGGCAAGGTGCTTTGGCTGCCGTTCCACCCGAACCTGCGGGAGGTGCTTGAGCATCCATCCGTCGATCTGACCCGCGAATTTGTGGTGATGACCGCGTGGGGCAAGCCCTTTTCCGCCAAGGCGCTGGGCATGCGGATGCAGCAATGGACGAAGGCCGCCGGCATCCCGCCCGGCCACACGCTGCACGGCCTGCGCAAGACGCTGGGCAAGGCGCTGGCCGAACACGGCGCGACCACCCGGGAGATCATGGATCTCCTGGGCCATGACAGCATTGCCCATGCGGAACTCTATTCCCGCGAAGCCGACCAGCGGATTCTGGCCACGGCCGGGATGGACAAGCTGGTCAACTGGCGCCGGAAGGGTTCGCCGGGCGGCTGAGAACATACGGGGTATTTCGTGGCGAACCGACCTTGTAAGCCATTGATCATTCTGTTCGGTTCTGGTTCGCTAGGGAGCGCCAAAACTCCTATCAAATCAAACACTTCTAGCGCGGTTAGCCAACAGGTTCGCCAGACGGTTCGCCAGACACGAAAAAGCCCGGCCACCACATCCGGCAGCCGGGCTTTCCGTCTGGAGGTTATGCTACGCTACTGGGGTGCGGGCATGCGCCGGGATCAGCCTGCCGGTTTGTTGCGCAGCGAAACGTTAATGGTGGCGCTCGCGCTAAGAAACTCATCGGGAGCGTCGTGACGCCACCCAAGCGAGCCGTACATGTTCACATAGATTTCGTCACCTTCGTGAGGCTCTGCCAAAAGTCTGACAAGAGTTTGGGCCGCATCGACCACAGCTTCCTTATCCGCAGCATGGCTCGGCTGAGCCGCGACAACGTCGTCAAACTGCTCTCTGATCTGTCGGGTGGCGTCCGTTTTGGTCTCCGCCGTGATTGAAAACGAATAGCTCATTGGTCTTTTCTCCGATTGCCGGATTCCGTCCGGCGCGGCTTCTAATCGTCGTCTCGGATCAGCGGCTTCACACGACCGCCGGCCCAGCCTTCAAGGCGGCCACGCGCGATGTCGTGCTCGCGCATTTCGCCAAGGGCCCGCTCGCGCTCCTTGGCCTCGCGTTCTTCGCGCTGTTGCTGCGTGAGTTTGATGGGGCACTTCACAGGCACGCTCCCTTGATCGCTTCCGCCTTGGCTTCGCGCATCGTGGTGATACCTTCCGGCGCGTAACCGTCATACATTTTGCAGCCGTCCTTCCAAGTCACGGTGATGTAGAAGTTGCTGCGCTCTGACGACTTGTCGCGCTCGATCAGGATCTCCGCGCCCTTGTGCGTCCCTCGAAAATGTTTCCGGTCTTTGCTGATAATTCTCACGTCATCGCCCCCGGCATAAAGCACCTGACCGACCGCTTCCCGTCCGACCATCCCGGCCAGACCAACGTTCTCCCGTCCCGGTTCGGAACGTCCAGCACGGCACCAGGCGGAACGTCGATCCATTGGCCATCGATCCGGACCCGGTAGCGACCGGCATTGGATTCCCAATCGACATCGGAAAGGTGGACGGCATCGACGGCGGGACCATCGCAACAGGGCGAACCGGCCGGACTGCGCAGGGTCGGATACCAGCTATCGAGGGCGGGCCTTGCATGGTCATGGGCACGGGCGCAATGCACGGCGGCAAGCAACAGCAGCGCGACCAACGAAGCGAGCCCGAAGATACCCCAGCCGTTGGCTTTGCGTCTTTCCGGCATCATTCAACGCTCCCCATTGTTGTTCCCCTGTTCGAATTTGGCGCGGGCGAGTGTGTCGACGGCGGTAAACGACACGCCGCCGCAGGCCGTGGCGATGATGATGCCGATGATCCAGATTATCTTCATGGCGTGTTCCACGGCTTGAAGATGGCCTTGCCGTAGGCACCGAGCAGGCCGACCATGGTACCGACCGCGGAAAGACCGATCAGGATGCCGGCCCCGCGACCGAGCGCACCTTCGATCTTGGCGATGCGCTCCTCGAGGTTCTGTTCTCTTTTCTCCAGATCCTCTTTTTCCTTGGTCAGGGCATCGACCCGCAACGACAGAATCCGGATCAGGAAGGCCGGATCGTTCTCGTCGAACTCCTTGTAGGTGCGGAGCGGATCGTGCTTGTCCGTCATGCCGGGCATCTCCCTTGATTGAGAGATTTACTTCGGCGACATCGACGCCTGCGGCTGCGGTTCGGTCACGCTCGGAATCCCCGCATATACGGCATCGCGCTTGGGCACCACGGTGATGCCGTTGCCTTGGGTTTCCACGATGGAGCCAGCCTTGCCGGATTGAGTGTTGGTCAGGGCGGTGAACGTTCCCGACAACACGCTGTAGAGCGAAACAGCCAACCCGCTGATATCGCCTGCAATCCATCCCCGGCCCGCGGCATACATGAGGCTGGAGAGGATGCCCTTTTCGACGAGCGTCCCGATCGGACCCGCAAACATATTGAGAAGCGACACGACAGATTTAAGCATGGTCTTTCCTTTTTTGGTGTGGTGAGAGAGATTGAACGGCCTACCCGCCGTGCGGATTCTTCAGCACGTCGCGCCCGCAAGTCTCGCAGCGCTCACGCTGATGTTTCGGCACCCACCACCATCCGAAGTGGCAGATCAGGATTCCGATGACGATACCGAGGAGGGTCTTGATCGGAGGCCATGCCTGGGTGATATCGACGTACCATTGCGACAGGGAAAGGCCGTCCGGGTCGGACAGGGCAAAGCCCTCGAGGATAGCGAAGCTGACCGCGATGACGATCAGCCAGGCCAGCCATATCCATGGTGATCGGACGCGCATCCCTACCCCCTTACATTCCAAGACAGCGGCGGCCGTGCGCGATCTCTTCCGCGCTGGCTTTGCGGTATTCGGCCATGCGTTCCGACCAGCTCATGCGGTCGAATTCGCGCTTTACGGCATCGCAGGACGGCAGGCTTTTTTTTAGAGCGGATGGCCGCGCCTTCGGCTTTGGCTGGGCCTTGGGTTTCGCTTCCACCTTCGGCCGCGGCTTGGGCACGGGCGCGGCCTCGACTTCCGGCACGGGCTCCGGTTCGGCAGCCGGCGCAGCTGCGGCTGGCGGTTTCGGCTCCGGCTCGGTCGGTGCCACCTCTGCCGCCGCCGGTGGCGCAACCGGCGGCGGCACCGCAACCGGAACCTCGATCGTCACATAGCGCACTTCTGCCGGCGGGACGGGCGCACTGACCCGTCCAGCGACAAATCCGCCGCTGCCCGATACGCTCGACAGCAGCGCCGCAACGATCAGGATGGCGCGGCCTTCGTCGGTCACTTCGAAGCGAGCCCCTTGGTGAACAGCGACAGGACACCGGAAATCGCCGTACCCCACGATCCGAGCATACCGGTGGCGCCGAGCCCTGCGATGCCGGCCGCCAGGGTCGGCAGCAACTGGCCCGCGGTGGTGGCGTCAGCGCCGGTAGTCGGACCCACCACGCCGAGCGCTTGCAGCACCACGGTTGCGATGCCGATAAGCGCAGCGGTGCCCATGCCCGGCTTCTCGAGGAGTGGGGTTGTCGGCGGCGGGGTTACCGTCGCGGGCGGCGTGACAGGCTTGGGATCAACGACGGGCTCCGGCACCGCTACGGTACCCTTGATCGCGGCCACGATGGCGGACGGCAGCTGCTTGAGTTCGGCGCGAAGGCCCTGAATTTCGGTGATGAGATCGTCTTCGGTTGCCACTGGTGGATTCTCCGTTGGTTGTGAGGGATAGAGGTCTTCGTGGATGTCGGGGCGTTTTTGGGCGAGGCGGATCAGGACCGCGGCAACGCCAAGCTGCGTATCGTCATGGCTTGGATCCCAGACGTGATCGGCAACGTATTTGCCGAGCTGCTCATGATTGGTGCCGGCCCAGACGTAAGATGAATTCACGCCCTTGCCGACGTAGCCGAGGCCGTTGAACACTTCGGCCTGATAGAGCATCCGAGCCACTGGCCACGCCTGCACGCGATGCATGTTCTTCAGCTTCAGGGCGTCGACCGCGGCGGAAGGCCAGTCGGTAAAGGGTCCGCGATTGGGCGGCTCCAGCGTCGTCACCCTGCCCGTGCCGATGATTTTCTCGCCATTGTGCAGCACGCCGGCAAAGTTGCACCCGCTCTCCCGCATGTGCAGCGCGCCGATGAAATACCATGGCACGCCCGTTGAGGCTTGTACCGCGCGATACTCAGCTTCCGCGGCAATGATCTTGTCGGAGAAGATATCCGCCTGTGTCGCGTCGCGCCCGCCCTTCAAGGTCGCCGATTTCCAGAGGTTCGCATAGCCGCGCTCAGTCGCTTCGAAGGTCCACGCCATTGGGGATTGCTCGCTGTGGGGTTACGTTATTGGTCGCCAAAACATTGCACTGTGAGCCCGACAGGGTCTGCAGTTGCATTGGTGGCATTGTCTCTGAAGAGTACCGAGACGGTTGAGGTGCTGGGAGTCACTATCTGCGAAGAGGTTACGGTGCCGCCATCGACTGCCGATACGACGCAGCTCGGCGCCGCCGAAAAGGCCACCGTGAAGTTGATCGTGTAGGACCCGACACCAGGCCTTGATACGCTGGTGACGTTGTAGCTGCTTTGAATCGCCGTCGTGTTCAAGGCGTAGACCCAAGCCTTCGCAGCGCTCGGATGGTTTTTCTGTACACCTGGCGTCACCGCAACCGTTGTCGCCGTGCCGGTTTCCTGATCGGATTGAGTTGCAGCGGTCACCCTGAGATCGTTCGTCGAGTTAGTCAGCAGCCCCGATAGCGTAAATGCCCCGGTATTCCCCGCGATCGATGCCACCGAGCCGGCGACTGCGATCGAGGATACGGTCGCATATTTGAACGAGTTCGATGCCGCCGAATCCACGATCAGCATCATGTCACCGGCGACCGGAGATGCTTTCTGCGTCAATGCCGGAATCGAAACAGCTGTCGGGACCGCGCTCGATCCCGTCGCATTGGCCACGATAGTATAGGCCGCTTGCGCCGTGAGGCCGGACAGGGGCAGTCCGGTGACGTTGGTCATCACGCCGGATGCCGGCGTGCCGAGATTGGGCGCTACCAGCGTCCCCCCGGTTTGCCGCACATAAGCCCCGGTCCCGGTCGGCGCCGCGCCGCCGTTGTGGATATTGGTGGTTCCGTTGCTGGCGTCGTTTATGGTGATGGCGCTGGCGTCGATATTAATCGGATTGGCGTAAGACGACGTCGCGATAAAGGCGATGGCACTGGCCGGGGTTGCGTTATAGCCCCAATAGGCAATCAGCTTGTTGCTGTCTGACTGCCCTACCGAGATTGCAGCCGAGGAAGATCCATTTCCAACACTCAGCTTGTTGGTGAACGTCGTAGCCATATCGACGCCACCGAGCATCAGCGACGTTCCGGTCGCCGCGCCAAGGACAGGCGCTACGAAAGTCTGCGGCCCGCCCCAGCTGCGCGCCGTCGAGAACACGTCGGCATTGAGCATCGCCGATGTGACCTTGGTCGCGCCGATCGCGGCGGCGCCGGCCGCACTGATCGTCACGTCGCCGGTGATCGTCTTGCACAGCGGAGCGGCGGCGGATTGCCCGACCAGCAGCTGCGCCGACGTGCAGAGTGCGGACGAAAACCCGATGCCGGACCCCCTGCCGATTGGCACGGCATATTGCGGCACCTGCCATTGTGCAGCGACCGGGACGGCAAGCATCACCCACGCCAAAGCGGCGAGCAAAACTCGTTTCATGTCTGGATTTCCTGTTGAGAAAAATTAGTCTGTTTTAGGTGACGACCCAGCCGCTCAGATCTTCAGCCGGATAGACCCAGCCTCGGGCGAGTCCTGATGCGTTCGACCACACCGAATAGGTCGCGGCCTTCATGATGGTTTCGGTGCCGTCGGGAACGAACCTGATCTCATGGTCGCTGACCACATTGCTTGACCAGTCAGCGAAGGCGAACGGCAGTGCCGCACGATCGGCGACCGGAGGCAGCGTAATCGTTGTCAGTGTCGGCCCTGTCCGCTTGATGGTGAGGAACGTATCGAGCACCGAGAGCGTGTGGGTCGCGCCCGTGATTTCGGTTTCGGGGCCTAAGGCATTAGAGACCGATGACGGACCCAGCTGCACATCCACCAGTTCGTAAGTGTCGGCGCCGAATGTCGCCGTGATGCGGTATTTCCCCTCCGCGACGTAGAAGCCGAACCGGCCGTCAACGGTTACGAATGGACTTCCGAGCGCGCCGGTAGCATCGTCATTGGCGTAGACCTGCACGACAGGAAGCCCCGGCACTTCCCGCCGCACCAGGATGCTGGCCCCTGCTACCAGGTTGCCCTGCGCATCCTGGACGACGCCGTTATATCGCGGGAGTGCCATCGATCCTTATCCTCAGTTGGGCGTGCCGCCGCGGAGATCGCCGCCAGACACCGTCGTGGTGACGTAGCTGCCACCGTCGATCGCAGCACCAGCGGCGCCGCCAGCCCCGCCAGGCCCGTTGGCTCCTGCGGCGCCCGTATCGCCGGCGAGGCCCGGCCCGCCGCCCGCGCCGCCACCACCGCCATAATTTGTCGAAACGCCACCACCAACGCCACCAGCGGCATTCGTTCCGGACAAGCCATCGCCCGCGGGACCCGCAAGGGTCGCACCACCAATGCCGCCCGCGCCAGGATTCTGACCAGCGCCACCACCGCCGCCGCCACCACCGCCACCGCCAAAAATGCCGCCGCCGCCGCTGCCGCCGCCACCGCCGCCGCCCCAGATCTTGGAGCCGGCAGGCGTCTCGAGATTGATCGGATAGCGCGTGTAGAGCGCGGGCCCGCCGGGAAATCCCGCAAATCCGGTATACTCGCCAACGTTAGGTCCCCTTTCGCCAGCGCCGCCCCTGCCCTGGATGCGACCAAGGTCGATCAGGTTGATGATGATCAGATAGACCGTTATCGCGGTCGACGTACCTGAGCCCGATGTCGCGTTGGCATCGAGCGTGACCTGCGTTCCGGAATCGACCGTCAGGATCTTGGTGCCGGCGGGAATGCCCGTGCCGGCAAAGAACATGCCCGCGGTATAATCCGATGTATCGGCAAGCCCGGTAATGATCGGGCTTCCGCTGGTGCGGTTGCCCGTGGTCGCGTCCGTCGGCCAACTTCCGATGTTAAGGGCCGGGTTGTATGTCGATGTCGATCCGACCGTGACGCCGGCATTGATCTGGATGGTGACGATATCGCCCGCGACAGCCTCGTCATACTGGGAATCGTGCAGCGTGCGCGCGTTGACGTTGTAGCTATCGGCGTCGACGATGACGAGATGACCGCCTGGGTTGATATCTTCCGCCAGCTGTTCGAACCGCATCTCCTCGGCTTCGACCAGGAACCGGTCTCGCATCGGCGACAGGCGCACCACCTGCACCGGGATATTCACCCGCGCGCCGTCAGGACCTTGAAACAACGGCGAGCCGAGATTATAGCCGCGCCCCAGTTCGACCGCGACGCCGCTGGTTCGCATGATGGCGAAGGTAAACAACCGTGGCGCCGTCCGATAGCGCGCCAGCAATTTGTTATTCAGCTTCTCGGCAACCGCACGGGCGTTCTGCGGAATCCATCTGGAGTTGATGACCTTGATTGCCGAGGACGATCCGTTGTTGGTTTCCGCCTCGCCGTCGATCGTCACCTGCTGCGATCGGTAATTGTCCTCGTCGTCGATTGCCTTCAGCGGATTGATCTGGGCATAGCGGGTCCACACTTGCGATAGCCGCTTGTCGGGCTGCTCGCGAATGCCCAGCGGCGTATCCTTTGCCATGTTCCTTTCGTCGAACAGTGCCGCATCGGTCGAGATCGAGCGCAACACCGTAAGCCTGATCAGGGCCGCGACCTCGTCCCACCAGACGCAAAGCGCGGATTGTTCGACCAGTTCATCGACCAGCTTTCGAACCGGCGTCGGCTCGGCAATGATCCCCGTGTTGACGGTACCGAGAAATCCCTCCGTCTCCGAGAGCCATTCGTCGATCGGTATGAACCCCGAGGGAACCCCGGCATAATCAATCATCAGCCTCGCGATGATATCGGCAACATTCTCGCCGAACAAATAGACCACGGTCTGCACGCGGTCCTGCGCCTTGTGTTCCTGCGCTTCCGTGTTGAAGCGCGCGCGCGCGGTGATGGTGACCGTATCGCCGGACCTTGTGAATTCAACAATCTCCTTGCCACCGATCGCCAGATATCCGGAGGCGTCATATTCCTCGTTGCCAATTCCCGCAGGCGACAGCGTAAACGATGAAGCGCTGGCGCTGATGTCGCCAACGAGAAATCCGTTGCTCATGACCGGCGCCATGGCGCGGTCGCCGTCGAGCTGTTTGAAAACATCCTTGGTGGTAATCGTGAACGATCCGCCAAGAGTCGGACCATCGAAGCTTTCGCCGAAGAATGTCCGGGTCTCGAACTCCACCAGGCTTTGACCTAGATAACCCTGCTTGATGCGGGTAGTCAGCCCCTGCACGTAGCGCTGCCTGGCGCGCAACTTGCCCCAATAGGATCCTTGCGAGACCGGATCGTAGCCGCGCGCGGCTATATATTTATCGTACCTGCCGGTCCCCGTATCCGGATGCGGGTGATCCTTGAACGTCACCGTCAACGTCGACCGCTCGCCGAGGCTTTCGCCGGGCTTGATGGTGCCGGGCGAGATTTCCGCGGAGACCAGCGAGGGGATGCAATCGATTTCCTTTGGACTATAGGAGTCGGACAGTCCGAAGCGCACCGTGACCGTCTCGTCGATAAAGGACAGCGGCACGGGACATGTCGGCCGCGTGTTCCAGCATTCCTGCACGCTATCGACCCCCTTCACCGCAGGGCATGTGCCGGCGCCTGTCGTCTCCCCGTAGCGCAAGGCGCAACGCGGCAGATCGACTTCGCAATAGACCAGACTCTTGCGAGCGAATTCAGACAATGCCGTTCACCTGCAACTGCACGCTGAGGAGGCCGTCATACTCATTGCCCTGCGTCGATTGCCGCTTGCGTTGATTAACCGGCTTTGGGTTGTTGGTGATCCAGCAATAGCCAACCTCCGTCGGGTGATGCAGCGGACGCCAGGCGAAGAAGAACGGCAGCGTCCTGGCTGCCCGCACGAACGGATCGAAATAGGTTCGGTACCAGACCGGCTCCAGATTTTTCAGATCGATCGACGTCGAATTGTGCTCACCCAGCACCGTAGTGCCGAGGAAATCCCCCGCCATGCTTATGCCATTGACGAAGGTGGTGTTGACTCCCATCGTGATCGGCGTGTGGCCCATCCATATCCGGCGTTGAACCACCAGCAGCGGGCCGATAGAGACACAGGCGATGCGCGCGGCCTCATTGCCCGTCGCCAGCGTGATGCGCACCGAAGAGACGGAATATTCGTCAAAGCGAAACATCAACGGCGCGTCGTTGGCCGGCATACCGTCATAGACCTCGACCCACGCGCTATCGGTATAGACCTCGATCGTAATTCCTATTTCGGCCGTCCCCAGATTGTGCCCGGCGAAGCCGACACCATTGATGGCCTCGATCTCCGAGATGGTAAAAACCAATACATGTTCGGCGGTCGACGTTGCCCACCACTGCGCATCCGGAAACGTCAACGGATTCGCAAGGTTGGACACCGGATGATCGGTATCTTCCGATGTCGCCGTAATGCCTGCCGACGTGATGAAGTTGCGGTAGAGGATCGTCGGGTTGTTGAGCGACAGCGCCGCGGCTGACGCCGACAGCACCAGCGATGGTGAAATGACAATGCTCATGCGAGCACGACCTTGCCGCCGTCGCGCTGCAATTCGATCAATTGCCCGGCCATCTCGCGGACTTCCTCGCGGCCCCAGTAGCGGCCCTGGAATGTAACGAAGGTGGTCTGCGACGGCGCAGCGGAGGCCGTCGATTCCGCCGCCGATGCTGTTGCAGATCCCCCACCCCCCGACGAAGACACGGCGCCGCCCCCGCCGCCGCTGCTTGTCGTGGTGCTCATCAGTTTGGCGATATGCGCCGCGACACCGGCCGCGGCGACGCCCGCGAACACGGCACCCAGCGCGGGACCGCCAATCTTGCTGCCGGCGGCATAGGCCGACACCACGGCCTCATAACCCTTGACCAGCGCGGTCGCTGCCGAGATCGCCTTGAAAATCGAGAATTGCTTCTCACCTTCACTGCCGACCAGGTCGGTGATCTGCCCCAGCGACGTATCGACGATGTTGGCCATCCCGGAATATTGCGAGGCCTGAATCTGTAGCGCAGCGAGCCGGTATTTCTCTTCGATCCCCTTGCGCAGCTGCGCTGCGCGTTCGACGGTCAGGGTCCTGTTCTGTTCAAACGTCGCGAGATCGGCGAGCTGCTTTTCATACTTCCGCGCCAGCAGCTCGTCTTCGGCAATCACGCCCTCTTCGAACTTGGCCTGCACCAGAGCGGCCTTGTCCTGGGCGAACTTGTCCTCGATCTGCAATCGCATGGCGGCGGCTTCGGTCGCGGTCACCGCGCGCTTGGCTTCGAACTCGGCAAGGCCCTTCAGTTCGGACTCGTACTGCAGCCGCAAGGCCTCGCTTTCCGAGGCCAGCGATTTCTTCAGCCGATCGACCCTGCCCTCCAGCGCCTTGCGCTGGCCGTCGTCCATGCCGTCACCGGTGTCCGCACCTCCGGAATTGGCACGCTTGCGCTCATCGACAATTTTCTGAGCGGCTTCCCTGGCCTTGCCCTGCAGGCCCTCCCACCACTTCGCCCACTCTTCATCGGAGGGCGGCGCTTGCAGCGTGTCCCGTAACTTGCCGTAGCCGTGCTCGATATCGTGGTAACCGAGCTGCGCCGCGCTGACCATGCCGAACGTCGCGGCCGACATGGTTTTCGGAATCGCGCCGGCGATCGTGTCAAAGGCCTTGATCGTGCCCGCAACCATCTCATCGATATCAACGCGGCTGTTGTAGATTTCGGTGCGCAGCCGGCCGAAAGCGATAACCGCCAGCCCGACGCCCTTCTGGATGACCTCGCCGAACCCGCCGGACTCCCGGCCAGCATCCGCCAGCTGATCGGACACTTCCTTGAGCAGCGGCGCCAGTGTCTTAGCCAGCTGGTTGCCTACACCGGTAAAGGTCAGCTTGGCCGTCGTCCACGCGTCGTTGGCCACCTCGATCGCCGCGGCGTCGATATCCGACACGGCGATGCCGAACGCCTGGACGTCCTTTGATGCCGAACGGATCGCGTCCCCGCCACCCTCGAACAGGCTGATCAGTTCCTGCCCGCGGACACCGAACTGCTTGAGCACGTCCGCCTGTTGCGCCGTGGTGTAGCCAAGCTCCTTGAACCGGTCCGCCAGCACCGCCAGCCGCTCGTTGACGGGCAGAGCGAGGAAGTCCGATACATCCAGCCCCAGCCTCTTCATGGCCTCATGGGCGGGCCCTGAGCCGATCCTGGCGGCTTCCGCCAGCTGCTGGTTCATCCGCCCTGCCGCCTTCGCCAGCGCCTCCTGAGAGACGCCCGCGAGATCGCCCGCCAGTACCAGGCCCTGCAGATCGGCTACCGTGCCTTTGAGCCGGTGCGCCAGCTTGGACTGGACGTCAATCGTCTCCATCGATTTTGCGGTCAGATGCGCGGCCAGCGCGGCGCCAGCGCTGACCGCCGCAAAAGCATAGGCTCCGAGGAGTTCTGCCCCGGTGTTGATCGACTTTCCAAACTTCCTGACAATGCCCTCGGCTTTCGCCGTAGCCTTGTCGAGTCCGGAGACGTCACCGCCGATCGAAACCGACAGCGCACCCATGACGGCGGATTGGATCATCGGTTACCTGCGAGGGGAAGGGTTAATCAGCATCCGAGCCGGGCGGCTCGCCATAGGCTTCGCGGTAGAGTTCCGCGACCTCATGTTCGGTCATCGAACCGTACATCTTGACCGGGGTCTTTGCTTCAACCATCCACCAGAACTCTTCCGGATGCATGGCCCAGAAATCACGCGGGGCCATGCCCCACGGGCCGCAGGCTAGTTTGAACGCCGCTTGGACGATTTCGCAGCGGCCCTGCGCACCCGTCGCGGCGCTTCTTTTCCCGCGGCTGTTTCCCTTGCAGCCGTCACACCGAGCTTGACGTTGGTCGGGATCATCATGCCGAGCAGCAGCGCCACGGCGGCGACAACATTCTGCTTGGCATCCTCACCGAACATGCCGGCGTAGACGTCCGATGCAGTGACCTCTTCTGCGCCAGCGTAGCGCAGGACAGAAGCAAACGCCGCGGACATCTTGCCAAGCCGAAGCGTACCCCGGGCGGCATCGGCCTGCAGTTCCGCCAGCGTGAGGTGATCCTCGATCCGCTGGATAGCACCCATGACCCGATCGGGGGCGATGGTGTGGGTCTTGCCTTGCCATCGCAGATGGATGGCGTCGAACGGTGAACTCCCGCCGCTCATGGCGCAGGCACCGCAACGCCGGAGTTGAGGATTCCCAGCTTGATCTGGGTCGCCGACACCCCGACACCGATGATCGAGACATAGTCGCCGGTCTCCAGATCAGCAGCCGGCATGATGCCGCCAGGCGTGTCGCTGCTGACATAGACCGTCCCGACCACGACGGTCCCGCCGATCGTGATCAGGCCCTCATACTGGACGGTCACCGGTTGACCGGCACCCGGGGCACTGTTGAGGCAGATGCCATCGACGACACGTAGGGCCGCTGCGCCATCGGAATCCGTCTTTCCGAATGTATTCGTGTCGCGATAGACGACCTCCCCGGCCAGAAGGGCGGCGGCAGAGAAACCCTGACGGGTCTTGGCGCCAGTGCCCTTGACGACGCTGGCCGGCGTGATGGAAATATCGGTCATTGCTGCACTCCTGCGGAGTTATGGTGTTGAGGAAATTTTGACGGGATCAACTGCCAGCGGTAAAGGTAACGCCGCCGGTGTCCTGCCATGCAGATTCGAACGGCGTTGCATCGTTGTAGGTCATGGTCTCGCTATACGAGACCAGGAAGAAATCACCGGAGACCACGCGGCCGTTAACATAGGTCAACGAGAGTGTGGCAATTCGCGTCGCACTGAACCAGATGGCCGCAAGAACGTCCCCCTTCAGTACCCCCGATATGTTGATGTCAATCGTGCTCTCCCCAGCTTCACTGAGCAACTGGCGGACACCGTCGGCATCATCATCGCTGACATTGATCGGCTCACCAGCGCAGGCTAGCCCCTTTTCGCGAACGCCAGCGAGTGTACTGCCGTTCACATTCAAAATGATCTTGCGACCAAGCGTTCCCTCGCCTGCGGCCATGGTGGTGTCTCCTGATGTTGAGAGGTTGGAAGTGACGCAAATCCCGCGCGCGGGAACTATTCGGTTTCGGTTGGTTCGCTGTAGCGGATGACGAAGATCAGATTGATCTCGCCATGATGGCGCTGGCCTTCCGAACTGACCTCAATCGCGGTCGACTGCAGCATGATGTCGAACACGCCGAGATCATCTTCGGAATCGCGCAGCCGCTCCTCGACTTCGCTGGCAATGACATCGAGCAGATCGTCCGGCACAGCATTGTGATTGACCCTGCCCTCGACCACGAACAGAAGCTGGCGGCCCAGCGAAGCCGGGTTGCCTTCCATCGGCCGCCCCGATTGTTCGTTGACCGCATAGACCAGCAGCGTCGGCTGGTGGTTGGCTTCCAGCGGCCTGGTGCGGCCGTGATAGACACGATCTCCCGTCGTCGGCAGCCCGGTCAGGCGCTCGACGATGGCCTCGCGGATCTCGGTACGGGCGTGTGTCATCAGGCCGCTTTCTTCATTCGCGAAGTAACGAAGCGCGCGAAGCCGTCGCGGGCGTGGCCGACGAATTTCTGCCGGAATACCGACTGCGCTGTCTCATAGAACGGGAACCGTTTCTTGTAGCGGGGCGCCTTCACGAACATGATCACCGGCACGATCGTGTTGAGCTTTTCCCGCAGATAGATGCCCGGCGCGACATTGCCGCGAAGCACGAAATAGCGACCGCTCTTGCGCTTGGCTTTCGAACGCCGGCTGTTGGTGGCGTTGGCCTGATAGCCGGCCATCTGTTCGGCGGCTTGAACCTGGCTCAAAATCCGCTCGATCGTCGACCCCGACAGGTTGCCGTATTGATCCAGCCTGGCTCCCCTGCCCGGCACGGCGTATTCGTCCGGCTTCATGTGCCCCGCACGGATCAGGCGCTTCTCATGGGCCTTGTGCTGGCGACCGCCGCCCTCGACTTGCGGGCCGAGGTATCGCCAGGCCGGGATCGAGCCGAAGCCTTCCTTGAAATATACAGACGCCACCAGATTGTTCTTTTTCGCCGGGCTCATATAGAGCGCATTCAGCGTGAAGCGCGACGGCCGGTCGAACACCCTCTTCATGACGGTAATTTCTTCCGCCTTGATATCCTGCGCCGTCTTCGTCAGCGCATAGGCTGTTACAATCGGAGCGTCTTCTTTCGCCAGCCTTCGCAAGGCCCGCATGACGTCTGAGGTATCAACCCGGATATGAATGGCCATCAGGTAATGTCCGCAAGATTGCAGCGGATCATGCCCTTGCCGTCGGGCAGGATCGGCGTGGTGACCTTCATGGTCTTGCTGTCTTCCACCCGGGTTACAGTGTCCCCCTCGACGGGAACCACAACCGATGCCTGCACGCTGAGCGTGGTGACGCTGATATCCGTATCCGCGTGAAGGCCGATCCCGTCGACTTCGGACCCTTCGGTCCATATCGCCGCGATCACGCCGCCATCGCCGATCGGAATCCCGGTAGCAATCGGCGTGTAGATCACCGGCTCCCCGAACGTCTCGACAAAGATGCCGGGGAGCGAGGCGAACAGCGGATTGGCCACGGGCCTACACTGCCGCCTTGTTCAAGGCGGTAGTGTCGAGAGACTCGGTGGCGGGCTTATCGCCCGCACCCAACGGCGGCAGCGGCAGCGGCGCCTGCTTGGCGGCACCCATGGCGATCAGCCGGCGGGCTTCAGCTTCGTCCACTTCGACGAATGAATCACCGGACGAGATCGTGACCGTGTTGAACTTGTCCTTCTGCCCCGGCCCGCTTTTCTTGACGGCTGCGCGGCGACGGATCGAGTGGATGGCAATCAGGTTTACCATGACAAATTTCCTTGAATTGAGGGGGGCGCGCCAATTGGCGCAGGCGACACAACCGGACTGCCGAGGTTCAACGAGCCCCGGCAATTTTGTAATCAGCTGGAAGAGATTACGTAACGGTCGCCGACAGCGACGCGTTCGGCCGGTACGGCACCACCAGCGGCGCCGACTGCAGCATCAGGTAGCGGACGGCCGGGTCGTCCTGCGTCCAGGACTTCTGGAAGTAGTCACGCGCCTGGAAGCCGGCCTTCTCATCCTTGATCGAGCCGTGATGTTGCACGCCTTCGATCTGGGCAGAGCCCATCACTAGTTTGCCGTTGGGGATGAACTTCTGGGTCGCGCCGGCGTCGTCGACATATTCGGCGTTGTAGGTCCAGATCGCGAAGTCGCCGGCGTAGCCCTTGAAACTCGGCCCGATCATGCCGCTGTTCGGACCGGCCTCGAGCGTGGTCTTCGGCGACAGGTTCTTCGACTTGTCCAGCAGTTCCTTGACGTCGTCATTGGCGCGGAACAGCTTCCATGTGTCGGTTGCCATAACCACGTCCGTCGCCGTCGCACCAGATTTTTCCGCGATCAGCTCGCCCCAGTCTTCCAGATCGCCGACGGGATCCGGAGCGCTGTCATTCCAGCGAGCTGTGCTGGAAAGAACAGCGGTCAGGTCGCTGTGCCGTCCGAAGTCGACCTCGACCTCCGGATATTTTTCGCCTTCGACGACGACCTTGCCGGTCAGCAGCGCCTGCGCCGCCATCCATTCCATGCGGCGCTTGATCATCGCGACCTGATCCTCGGATTCCTGGATCACCGACAACAGCCGGTTCTGCATCGGATCAAGCGATGCTGCGATCTGCTGGCCCGGCCGGCGACGGATCGCCTTACCATCTTCGAACACGCGCTTGTCCTTCACATAGGCCGGCTTGAAACTGTTGGTCGCATAACCGAGCGACTGTACGATCTGGCCTTCCACCAGCGGCGATACGAACGGCGCCAGGCGCGGTTTGCCGGTCAGCACATCGAAATAGATTTCCTCCTGGGTGGAGGTGGAAATCTCGCGGAAGAACATCGACAGCAGAAACATGCTAACCGAGTCCTTGAGATCGTCGACAACGCGGTTGAGCACCGCGGGCGTGAACACGTCCATGATTATATCCTCGTTTGGTCCGGGCTCACGCCGCGGTGGTTTTCAGGGAAAGCGGTTGAATACGCGTAGAGATCAGCGAACGACGCTGGACTGCAACTTGATGCCGACGTCGCGGAGGGCTTCGCGGCAGCTGGCGGCCGTGTGGCCGGTGCCGTAGGTCAACGCATTCTCGTCATAGACGCCGCCGAAATGCGCGATGGTGTCCTTGTCGGCGCTGGTCGCGTCGCAATCCTCGCCGAGGATGGCGCAGGGGGTCTGCGAGCCATCTGCCGCTGCGGACAGCGACTTCAGGTACTTCCCCGAGCCAGCCGCAACCGTAATATCGAACCCGTCTCCTACGATGAAATCGTCGCTACCGGCATCGGCGACCGCAAACTTGATGTCATCATCGAATGCACCGGCACCGCCGGCCATCACAACTTCGCCGATCATGTTGCCATCCGGATCCTCGACCCGGAAAGTTCCGTTGTTGGTGGCCGCCGCAGTGAAGCGAACGGTATAGACGCCGACCTTGGCACCTGCCCGAACTGGCGTGGTGACGTCCATGGTCAGCGTGCCGTCGCCGGTATTGCCGCCGGATTTTGCCGCGGAAGTCGCAGCGCCGACGCTGATCTTGCCAAGCACGGTCCCGCGCAACAGCGCTCCCGCACCGGACAATAGCGTAATCTTGCGGGTCTGTGGATCGTCGCTGCCGGCGAAGATGCCGTCCGGCGTGAACGAGCCCTGCGAGGAGAAGCCCGCAAGCGCGGCCATGGCAATGAACTCCGGCGACTGTGCAAACGCCGAGGCATGTGCGAGAGCCGGGGCAAACGCCTCGGCATGCAGGGGCATCGCCAGAGCGGCAACGCCGAGGAGGATGGAAGCGCAGAGCACTGCGCCGAGAATGCGCGTCATGGGAATGGTCTCCTTTCGAGACGGGGGTTTTTGAGAGGTGGATCAGGCGAGCCGCGAAGGCCTTCAGGCGGCGCGGTTGCCGAGGTAGCCCTTGACCACAGCGCTCGCGAGCGCAGCGTCATCCTTGTTGCCGGACTCAGTATCGGCGCCGACCGCCGGATTCTTGACGCTGTTCATCGCTGCACTGAGCGGGTCAGTCGTGGCGGCGGGCTCGGCCTGCTTTTCCGCCTTTCCGAGCATCGTCTTGGCGGCGTCTGCGCTCATCTCGGTTTCGAACGCGAGATGATGAGCCAGGGTCGAACGGCCCTTGGCTTCGTCGCTGCCGAGAATGGTACTGATGCGTGCGCGCTCGGCGGTGGTACCTTCCTTGGTGCCCTCGAGCTTTCCGGCCGCATGGCCCTCGGTGCGCGCGGTCTCCAGCGCAGCGGTAGCGGCGGCCTGCCCGGCCGGGGGTACTGAGGCAGCATTCGACATCTCGGTATCTCCTTCTTCGTCATCGTCCGGATCGGACAGTTCGGGGGAAAACGCGGTTACGGCGTCGTCGAGCGGCGCGATCGCATCGATCAGGCCGAGTTTTTGTGCCTCGCTGGCGTGGTAGCATTGCGCCTCTGTGGCGCGGACCGCGGCGACATCGATGCCGCGGTTGCGTGCGACCAGGGTGCAGAACTCCTCGCCGGTCTCGTCGCACCATGCCTGCCAGCGCGCCTTCACCTCGTCGGGCAGCGGCTGGTAGGAATTGCCGTCGACCTTGTGCTTGCCGAAGTGCACGAAGGTGAACTTCATGCCTGCATCTTCCAGCGCCCGGCTGACATCGAGATGCGTCATCACCACGCCGATCGAACCGATGCCGGCATTATTGGACGCGGTAATCGCACTAGCAGCACAGGCGACGGCGTAGCCGGCGGAATAGGCCATCTGGGCAAAAGCCTTGATCGGCTTGACCGATCGGCCTGCATATATTTTGTTGACCAGATCGAAGCATCCGTCGCCCTGCCCACCATAGGAATAGACGATCAGCGCGATACCCCGGACGTTGCCGTCGGCAAGCCCGCGCTCGATGGCGCGGGCTATGTAGCTGTAGCCGGTCGCATAAGAGCCAAGCGCCCACGGAAAGTCATAGAGCAGCACACCCTTGACCGGGACCTGCAGGATCCCGTCGACCACCACATAGGGCCGGTACATGCTGCGCCAGTCGTCCGGCGCAAACCAGAAATTGTCGCCGGCACTGAATTCCGCCGCGAGCAATTCATGCGCACGGGGATGCTGCAGGATAGCCGACAGATCGGCCTCGAAGCGGCTGCCGGCGCGCGGGTCGATCAGCGCAGGGACATCCGCGAAGCGGGCGAGCAATGGATTGTTCATGCGGCTTTCGCTCCCTGATCCTTGGCCGTTGAGTTCGACGTCGTCGCTTCGCCGTCCGACGAATGCACCGTGACGATCTGGCCGTTGCCCTTGCGCGACAGCGTGCCTTCCGGCAGGCCGTATTGCTTCTCAAGCTCGATCGCATGCGCGAACTCACGGGCGCGCTGTTCCTGCACGTCGCGGGAATCCTTGCCCTGCTCGGCGGCTTCGTCCTGCAGGCTGGTCAGGTTGTTGTCCATGCGCGTTCCAGCGGCCTGCGCTTCCTTCAGCGGATCGACCCAGCCGCGGCCGGCGTAGATCCACTTGGCCTGGGTCCAGGCGGTGCGACGCGCGTAGAAGTCAGCCGGCTTGCAATCGGGAATGCGCCCGCGGTTGACCGCCTCTTCGAACCACAGGTCATAGACGACACTGCACCAGCCATCGGAAACCAACTGCCGGCATGAATAGAAATAGCGCCAGGCTTCCAAGAGCGCCGCGCGGGCGCTGGAATAGTTCGTCTTGCTGAAATCCTTGAAGATCAGCTCATAGGGCATGTTGAGCCCGGTGCCGATATGGCGCAGCATCAGGGTCGCGAAGGCATCAAGTTCGCTGTCGGGCCCACCCGGAATGAACGGGTTGAGTTTGGTGCCGGGAGGCAGCGGGATGATGGCGCCGCCCTTCATCTGCACCCGCCATTCGTTCAAGCCGGCCTGATAGTCCGCCATCTTGTCGCCGCCGAACGTGGTGACGAAAGATTCCTGATCCATCGGCGTTTCCATCGCCGCGAAGATCATCGCATTGAGCACCGTCGATCGAAGCTTTTCGACGGTCAGGTGATCGTACATTTTGAACATGCGGGCCACCGCCGTGATCGGTGGCTTACCGCGGCTCTGCCCGATCCGCTCCGGCTCGAAGGCGTGGATCACCCTCGCCCGTCCGAACGGCGTCCAGGCCGGGATCCTCTCCCACACCCCGCCGCCGAACATGCCGCCAAAGCCGAAGATATCGCCGGGGTGGCTCTTGCGGATGTGATAGGCCACTGCGGCGCCGTAGGCGTCGATTTCCTTGCCGCCCCTTAACGTGGCGGTGTCCATCATCCCGTTCGGATTGGACAGCCTGGCGGGGTCCACCAGCTGCATGCAGGTGTTCCAGCGCGAGCCCCGCTCGGGAAGCCACAAAGGCAGCGCCAGCAGTTCGCCTGCCGAGGCCAAGGTACGCGCCTGCAGCCGGGTGGCGCCGTGGAAATTCAAGGTCCATGCCGCGTCGAAATAGATGCCGTCGGCAAAGCCCTTCCATTCGGCTTCCACCACCCGGGACCATTCGTCGACCCAAACCGCATCCTTGCCCAAGGCCACCCGGTCCGGGTTCGGCTTGCACATGACGCGCGGACCGATGACGTTATCGACATAGGTCCGCTCGGCCCCGGCCGCCACGCCGTTGTTGCGAGCAAGATCGTCGCCCCTGGCGTTGATGGTATCCAGTTCACTGAGCAGCGCCGAATCCGGCGAGATCCGGGACGGCGTCCAGGACGCCATATCCTTGGCCCGGTAGGACGCCGCCGCATGGGCTGTCTCGACCTCCGGCATCGCCGAGGCCGCAGCCTTCGGCGGGATTACCTCAACGGACGCCCCCGGCAAGCCTGCACCAATTGGTGCAGGCTGCTCACCTGAGAACGACGGGGCATAACTGGAGAGCAAGGGGTGCATCAGCATCCTTGGGGTTGGGTTGGGTAAGTGGGAACTGGAAAAGCGGGGCCATGTGGCCGGGTGATCGCGGGACGGCTTCAGGGCATTCGGTGGCCGATTGAACCGGCCTTCCTCGACACACCCTGAGAGAGCGGGGACGCGGCTAGACTTCCCAATACGGCCTGGCGTCGTAAGTCATGCCAGCGCAGAACCGGCGATGCTTTCGGCCGCAAGTGCAATGGAAGATGTAGATATCCGGCGCCGGCTCCTCGGGGTGAGATTTCAGCGCCTCAATCTCGTGGTTTTCAGGATGCCGGCAGCAACTAGCGATCTGCTGGTTATGCTCCATCGCCTCGAAAAAACGAGGCGGGATGAACCCCTCCGGAAGGTCGGCAACCTTGACCTTGCCGCAGGCTGGGATGGTCGTCTCCGGCAGGACTGTTCCCTTCACGACCCTGCCGTGGCGCTTTGCAAAGGGGCCAAGCGCGTTGAACCGCTCAGTTTCGCTAAGGCCGTCAGACCGAAATGTGGCGAGAGACTTCGGCTTCATACAAGGGTGAAAACGCTGGCGCCGAAGTCCACAGTGAACGTCTCGCCGTTGCCGACCGTGAAGTTAGAGCCGTAATCCCAATCTCCGAGGAGCTTGTCGGTCGTGGACGTGTCGTTATGGATGGCGATATAACGGCCCGCGCCCCAATCAGCCGCGCTGGCAGTCCAGACAACATCGGTTGCGCCCATGGTCGCCGTGCCGCCGGTTTCGCTCCAGGTGTTCTGAATGTCGATCCCGCCCGCAGTGTATCCGGTTCCGGTGATCTGTGTCAGATCCGCCAGCTCGTCGTCGGTGGCAACCGTTGGCGCATCCGAATGGATGGCGGCCTTGACGACATTGCCTGCGGCGGCGAGGTTGTGAACGCCGAGGCCGAATTGCTCAACGGTGTCCTGAAACTTGGTGAATGCAACCATGATGGTCTCCTTTTGTGAACCTTTTGGCCAGGCCTCATACCTATTTCTGGGCTAGGCAGAGC